GAAAAACCTCTCCTTTAGGTGCTGGGCGGAGGGCCGCATTGCGCTCATTATCTAGTACCCAAAAGGCGCGGCCAATGTCAAGGCAGCTATCATCAGGTATAGCCCGACCTTCTATAGTCCGATCTTCAAAATTATCTAGCAAAACGGGGACGAGAACAACGGATCGCAGTTTCTCTGAAACCGGTTATAAAGCACCCAGTGCAAGAGCCAAGAAAACATGGGCCTACAAGAAAGCGAGGAGGGCGAAGAGATAATGCCGCTCGTAAAAGTTGGGGGAAAACCAAGAAGATCAAGTACGGCAACAAGAAGCCAATGAGAAAGCCCAAGAAAGGCAAGAAGTAATGTCGCTGGCCATAGAAATCGATGAAGTTGTTAAGGTTAACATCAGCGGAACCTGGCATGATGTCGGTCAGTACGATGACGGTGTTAGTAGTTTTTTTCTTGATTCCTATGAGTTCATATCGAATCCCGGGTTTGATCAGAATCTTGAACATGGCGGTGGACAGGGTGGGATATGTGCGACGGGGTTTTCGTTCATCGATGCTGACACAAATCTCAGGATATCGGGTCCCTTGACCTCAATTACTGCTGTGATGACGATGGGTCCAAACGCTAATATTTCCAGGGCAATGCCTTTACAAAACATACATGTCCAGTACAAAGGGTAGATTTAATGGTTGCCATACCCGAATCTCACAGAAAGGAAGCTGTACGAAGGATTGAAAAGGAGTTCGCCCGCAGGAATTTCGTATCTCCTGACGGAAAAGAACCCGACTTCCTTGACCATGTGAAGATTCTCGAGAGGGCGCAGATCCATGCGGGTATATCCGGTGGTGCCGTGCCTTTCCAGAAATGGCCCTATCTCGTTGAACTTGCCAAAGCGATTGTTGAAAACCGCCTTGTTTCGATACTTAAAGCAAGGCAGCTCGGATTTTCGTGGACAAGTGCCGCATACGCAGCGTGGCTTCTCACGTTTAATCCAGGGACTAACGTCCTGATGATATCCAAGGGACAGACTGAAGCCTTCTCACTTCTTGATAAAGTACGCTTCATACTCAAGAACTTGCCTGAGGACTGGCAGGCTCCGCTTTCTCCTGACTCAAGGAGTGAGATAGGTATTCCAAACCGTGATTCAAAGGTACTAGCCCTTCCATCAACAGAAGATGCGGGCCGTTCAGAGACGGCATCGGTCGTTATACAGGACGAGGCGGACTTTCATGAATACCACGCGCAGAATTACACGGCGGTAAAGCCCACAATTGACGGCGGCGGCCAGATGATCATGGGATCAACGTCAAATAAACGCGAGATGAGTTCGCTCTTTAAGGAACTCTACCGCGCGGCTCCCGATAACGGGTGGAAAACTCTCTTTGTTCCGTGGCACGCAAGGCCTGGAAGAGATGAGAAGTGGTACGACGCAACGAAAGATTCGGTTCCGGTACTCGATCTTGAGGGAATGAGTCCCGAACAGTACATGGAACAGGAGTATCCGTCAGAGGAAACAGAAGCGCTCGCGCCCCCTAAAGCCCAAAGCATCTTTGACCGCGACATGATTATAGGAATGGCCGAGGAATGTAAGTCGCCGATCCGCGAAGTGGGACCCGCTCATATATACCAGGAGCCACGGGTCGGAAGAAGGTACGTTGCAGGCACTGACGTTGCGCTCGGTGTTGGTATGGACTATTCGGTCACTGTTATACTTGATGTCAACTCGGGATATGTTGTCGCAGATCTAGTCACAAATACGCTCCAGCCCGAAGACTTTTCGGTGGCGTCGATGAGACTCCTTGAGGAATTCAGCAATCCCGACTGGGCGATTGAAAATAACTTCTCGGATACCGTTCTTACGATTGCGAGAAACGAAAACTATCCGCGCCTCTACAGAAGGACTGTCGGCAGGGGCAAGACGGCGAGGCGTGAAATCGGATGGAAGACCGACAGGATGAGCAGGCAGAATCTTTTTGACGAACTCAGACTGACTTTCAATGACGGACATCTCACGATTCCCAACAGACAGGGACTCGATGAATTCTCAACGATCATTGCAGCTCCCGGTGAAAAGCCGCAGGCGATGGGTGGGTCCCACGACGATTACGTCATGGCACTCGGCATCGCACTCATGTGCAAAAAGAACAGGGGAATAACGAACCACGGGAAAATTATCCGCCTACCGGCGTTTGCATAGGAAATATTTATGGCTGATTTAAGAGAAAGGCCCGAAGCAGAGCAGATAACACGCTTTCATTCAAAGATGTCCGAACTCTGGTCAAGGGCGCACGAGGAATTCCGCGATAACGATGCGTATTACCAGAGAAACTTCCGCGTATGGAACGCAAATTACCAGGGAAGGCCCGTATTTTACGACTCAACACCGACGCATTTAGTCGATCATGCCGTCGCAACCCTCATGAGCTTCTCACCGAGGATTCATAGAGAGGCTGTCGGCGACACTGAGCAGCATAAACTCGACGCAACAGCGCTCGAACACGGACTTAAAGCCGTTTTTGAGAACTCGGCGATGCACGAACCCAACCTTCCGTGGAAAATGGTGGCACAATATCTTGTGGCCCACGGCTACGGAGTCATTGAAGCGCCTATTTTAACGGGATTATCAGAGAAACCATCCGCACCGAAGCGTGAAAACTTCCCCGATGACGATCAATACGAGCAGGAAAATGCAATTTACCGCGCTCAAAGCAGGGAATTTAACCCGATCCGTATCAGGGTTCCTCACCCTTCGACCGTTCTTATGAATCCGACGGAGAAAATTCCGCAGATCGCCATAAAAGCATCGAAGATGACAGCGCAGGACCTTCATGAACAGTCGGTTATGAAGAAGAAAACGCAGAGAAGGAAGTACGCGGAGATTTTTGACATGGATGATTGCGATCCGTGGGACGAAATCGAGGTCTGGGACTACTGGACACCGTACTGGCACGTTAAAATGCTCGCTAATCCCGCACCAACCTATGGTTCGCCGAACTCACAGGCCGCAACTCCCATATATATGGAGAGAAATACGTGGGGATTTGTTCCATTCGTCCACGCTTTCGCGGGACTTTCAGGGATGGACATAGCAGATTCAGGCGGAGACCCGTATAACTTCGCTCAGGGGATATTAACTCCGAATAAAGAGACTATAAGGAAAAGAACGCAGGAAATTTCGGCATCACACCAGATGCTTCTAAGGACCGCCTTCGCACCGATGGGAACATCACGCGACCCGATGACTCTCGCACAGGCAATCCAGAACGAGGGAATCTTAGAGGGAGACCCGCAGGACTACTGGGTCATGAACACCGGGGATATTCCAGGATGGATGCAGAACGTGAGGATGGGTACCGATAATACGCTCGAACTCGGAACATATTCATCGGCACTCGCAGGACAGAGGCAGGCAGGCGTTACAACCGTCGGCCAGCAGGCTATTTTAAATACCGCGGGTATGAGAATATTCGCAGGACTAGCCATGCAGAGAGAACACATGGCATCGATAGTCGGCGGAAGGATTCTCCAGCTCGTCGATAACGTGTCCGAACTATCAGGCGGAATCGGCGCCAACGGAAAACTTCTAAGGAAGTCACAGATCCACAGCGTCTACGGCGTTCAGGTTGCCTTCCCCCACGCAGAACCCGTCATGGAAATGCAGGGCAGGCAGGTCGCAATGAGCGAATTCGGCGCAGGGCTAATTGACCCTATGACATACTACGAGGCCGCAGGTTATGAGAACGGCACCGAAATAAGACAGAGACTTATCGAGGAAGGAATCAGACAACTTCCATCGGTCAGGGAAAGAATTGAACAGACCATTGCACAGCAGATGGGACTCATCGATGAAGATAACCAGGAAGCCGCAATGCAGGAAATCGGCCAGCGCCAGCAGGCGATGGCTCCACAGATTCCGGGTGGTCCCGCACCGGCAGGTGGACCTCCGGCAGGCGCACCTCCGACGGGAGTACCTGATTTAAATACACCACTTACGCCCGACACTTTCACACCACCGAGGATTAACCTTGCCCAGTAAAAACCCAGTTACAGAAGCTATTACAAGCATCGTAGATGAATATAAGTTTCTACTTAAAGAGTCGGCCAAAAAAGAAAATCGGACTCCAAGGATTTCCCCCGCCGGTGAAAGTGAAGCGCTCCTTCAAAAAATGCTCGACCGAAACAACCTTTCGATCGATGAATTCAGGAGACCGTAATGCCACCTGAAATACCTGACATAGGAGTTTATAAATTAGATCCCGAAGGGAGAGCTGCGGGTTCACCATATTACGACAAAGAAAAAAGACGCATCAGGGAAATCCTTGAAATATTGAATTTCGCCAACATGGCCTACGTCAAGGCAGAGATCGGCGAGGAGGAAA